AGCGCCTAGATACGCGTTTGAAAATATTCCCACTCCGCACTCTTTCGAGAGGAGCAGGTAGTGTGGATATATGATAACAGTATCTTTTCAAATACAGTTAGTCGTCTTAATATAAGTTTTCAACTTTGGATTAGTTAATAACACTAATCCATATTAAGATATATAATAAAGAGTCATTCGTAGGGAGTAGTACCCCCAATTGGGCGTCTACAAACGAGAGGTAAGGTCTAATTAGTCTCGGAAAAATATTTCTAGTCTTCTTAACCACCACCAGATCACCCTGCTGCAGGACCACCTAAGAGCCGGCATGCCTAATCAGTCTTAAGATATTACATTGTTCGGTATGCGTTTATTTTAGCATTCCCGAGTAATACCCGTTTAACCACTGCATGATCACCCCTTAACTTCGACGTTCGTCTACTAGAATTATTCGTTCTAATGGTCGGTCCAAGATGTTATTCGGTCTGGTCGGGCTTTAGTCCCTCATCTGGTTACTCGGCAAAGATTGAGTCCAGTTCGCCAGTATTATATAGAGCTTAAATTATTAATTTAGGTCTCTTCTAACTTTCCGCCAAGAACGCCATCGTGCTAACCACTCTCCCCCTCTGACAAAATCAGTAGGGCGAGGTGCTTCGCGACGTATAGTAAGATCAGGTGCTAAACCAAGACCTTCTATCGCTTTCTCTAAGTCATCGACTTTCGATACTAACACGGCTAACCGATCTAAAGTAAGATCGGCTTCTATCATAGAAGTTAAGTCTGATTCGAGTCCTCGTAGTTCACTATGTAGGTCAAAGAAAGAATCTCGATAGCAAAATTCAATCATACCCATCAAAGATCGTAATTGATCTTGTGATAAGGTTCCCGGGTCTCGAACTAACCAGATTGCATCTGGATTAGCACGGACTGCCCGAGGCCATAATGATCCTGCATACTTAGGATCCCCAACGAATAGCAATCTAGGCAATTGCCACGATTGATATTCGCTGGTTCCATAGTGAGCCCGCGTTCTATCAACTTCGACCAATTTGGTCAAAGCCTTAGCCCGAGGTAGTAAATCAACTACTCTCTGTCTAATTGACGCAGCTAAATCTTTAACCCAGATATAATCTGGATACTTAAAGATCTCACCGCCAGAGGCCATCCAATTAAGGATGTCTCCTTCGAACCCAGGACCTCCAGGACCGTAGTACGAAACTACGTATCCTTGAAGTCGACGAGGTAACACTGACCATGATTGGTTAATCCGTGAAACGGATCGGTACCCAAATCCCAAGAGAGCTAAACCTTGAGATAAGGATAGTTGATACTTTCGTACCAATTCCAACCATGCTGGCAATGAACCAGCAGCGGAGAGAACCTCTAATAATGCTAACGGACCTACAGAGAAACCTCCGTAGTATACCCGTTTCGCAAATTCGAGGACCCCTCGTCCTGAAGAATCATGAACGGATTTTGAGAGTTGGATTCCAACTCCAATCCCTGCCATAATTCTCAGGTAGGTATCGGCTACTAGCCGGTCAGCTATAACTATGTCATCTCCTAAGAGAGCATAGTCCTCAAACCAATCATCACCAGAAACTCGCCCAGACAATTCTGCTGCCATCTGCACTATAGCATGATGGGTCATAGCAAGCATTGCCCAAGATGTTAAAGCACCCATTGGTTGCCCAACTGCGTATCGTATAAATCGATCGCCCTCATCATCCGGACCAATGGCCCGTCGAGGTAAATCATACGAACGTCCTACCATTAGACTCATCCATAGGTTAGCTCCATGAGCAGTTATTAGTCTGCTTAGGAGAGCCCCTTGAAGGAGAATTGGAAGACGATCAGTAGCGGAACTAAGGTCCAAAGACCAGAACCGTTTATGCCCTTTAGACTGTAAAAGTTTAATCGGTGCAAGTTGATCGAATGTTCC